CACTCTTTCCCTACACGACGCTCTTCCGATCTAACGTAGAAGAATTCTCGAAGAAGAGGAAATCAAAAGAAAAGCGGAGAAAGAGACTGTTGAAAAGCTGAAAGAAGTAGATGAGGAACAGGCAAGATTCTTGAGCAGCGAAGAGTCTAAGAAGGTAATTTACACCGTTGTTGCTACAGAAGAGGAGCTTAAAGATATTGAACAGGCAATGACAAGCTTTGGTGTTTACTTCGAAAGGAAGGATGTCTGATGGAGATTGGAGAAAAGTTATCCAAACTGCAGCAGGATATGAAAGTCCCCAAAGATCAATATAACAAATTTGGTAAATTCTATTATCGAAATGCGGAGACGATTCTTGCTGAATTCAAGAAATATGAAAAGGATTTAAAGGTCTTTCTGACGCTGAAAGACGAAATTGTGGAAGTTGTTGGGAAGGTGTATATAAAAGCCACAGCAACTTTGGTTGATTGCGAATCAGATGAGGAGATTTCCGTAACTGCTTATGCGAGAGAATCAGAGGAAAAGAAAGGAATGGATGAAGCGCAGATTACTGGATCAGTATCCAGCTATGCAAGAAAATACGCATTGAATGGTTTGTTTCTTTTGGATGATGTGAAAGATCCTGATTCTGATGAATATGAAAAGCAGAAGAATCAAGACAAGTCTGATCAGAAAGATGGGAAGAGTACAAGCAGCAATATAAAGATTAATCAAAATCATATTAATTCTCTTCGGAGTTTGTTTACTGAAAATGGAATTGATGAAAGTAAAGTACTTGTATTGTATAAAGTGCAGAAAATAGAAGCGCTGACGATTAACCAGTATAAGAATGCTTTTGATCACGTAAAAGAGTTGAAGGAGAGTTGTAGTGTATAAATGAAGTTCACCGGAAAGTTAAAAGAGCCAATTATTGACTTTGCTACACGGCGGCTGACCATTCTATTTGAGCCACAGGAAGACTTTACACAGGCATATGAGGAATTGAAAGACTGTGAGAAGTTAAGCCTTGAAATCAAGCGATACAGAAGGAAAAGAAGTCTGGATGCGAATGCCTACTACTGGGTGTTGCTCGGTAAGTTTGCAAAAGCAATAAGTCTGTCAAATCCAGAAGCACATAATCTAATGTTGTGCCGGTATGGTCAGCCAGAGATATTCGAAGGAAAAGCGGTATATATGACAATCCCAGATACGGAAGAAGCTGAAAGAAAAGTCAGGAATGCCACGGATTATCACTTACAACCAACTTCCCAGATAAGAGAAGGAAATGATGGGATTACATATCGGACCTATAAGCTTCTGAGAGGATCTCATACTTATGATAGCGCGGAGATGGCAAGATTAATTGACGGACTGATTACAAGTTGCAAAGAAGCTGGAATATCTGAAAGAGAGATTGCTACACCAGATGAAAAGAGAATTCTGAAAGAAAGGTATGGTGTGGACATTGGCTAAACGGTTGAAGAGTGTGTTCACTGATGATATGGACCACTGTTACTTCACTGGATATCCTTATCCACACATACACCATATCTTTTGTGGCAGCAGAAGAAAGATATCTGAGAGATACGGATTTGTGATTCCCCTTGCACCGTATCTCCATGAATTTCAAAAGGGGAGCGTACATGACAATCCGAATCATGGACTGGACTTGGAGCTTAAGCAGATGGCTCAACGATATTTCGAAGAGAATATAGGCAGCAGAGAAGAGTTCAGAGAGGTATTCGGAAAGTCTTGGCTATAACCGGTATTAACCTAGCGGATAAGGTTGATATATAAACTCCTAATGGCTGACTGAAACAGTATGTCACAATCCTTAATCAGAGCCATGATGATTCGTCTCCTCGGCTTGTCCGGGGAGAGAAAGGAGAACAATGCAGACTTACGATATTGACATATTAGATTACATCAGAACCGGACATGACAGAGCAATTACAAGAGCTGAGCTGTCTGATCTGACCGGTATAGACGATAGAACAATTAGAGACATGATCCATTATGCAAGACGAGATATACCAATTCTCAACATGCAAGATGGAAGAGGGTACTTCGTTCCAGACATGAACATCTTAGAAGAGAGAATGATGCTGATGAAGTACATCAGACAAGAAGAAAGCCGGCTGAAGAGTATCGGCTGGGCACTAAAAACAGCAAGGCGAACAGCCAAGAATTGCAACATGGAGGTAGACACAGATGAATTCAAACCGAAAAGGGAAAGAGGGAGAAAGAGAGTTAGCAAATCTGCTTAAAGACAGATACGGATATGATTGCCGGAGAGGGCAGCAGTTCTGTGGATCCAATGGAGATGCAGATGTAGTCGGTCTTCCTGGCATCCATATTGAGTGCAAGAGGGTAGAGAAGCTTAACATCTATGAAGCTGTGGAACAGTCCATAAACGATGCGAGAAATGGCGAAATGCCTACGGTAATGCATCGGAAGAATCACAAGGATTGGCTGGTCACAATGACAATGGAAGATTGGATGAAATTATATGAAAAAGGGGTACATAGAAATTAATAGAGATATTGAGAATCTACTAAAAAACGAAAGTACACATACTTTCCTTATACTGATTGACATTTTACTCAGAAGTGATGATGAAACAAATTCTTTAAAAACATCGATCAGCCAAATATCCGGAACATTTGGGATAGACAAAAAGGAAGTTAAGAAATGCTTATCCAGATTAAGAAAGATTGATCTGATAGAAGTTTATAAGAACCAGGGGAATAAAGACTCTCTGATTATCGCACTTAGAAAAGAAAATGCGTGTTACCGCATAACTCCAAAAGAGCTTGTCTTGGATCCAACAGAGGTCGCAGCTCTTTCGGACAGTAGAAGTGAGAAAGGGTACGCTAAATTCCGAAAAACGGTATTGGAAAGAGACGGATATGTATGCCAAATATGTGGATAAACAGATAAGTTGGAAGTTCATCATATTAAACCTTATGCAAGATATCCTAAGCTCAGAACAACAGTCAGTAACGGGATTACCTTGTGTAAGAAGTGTCATAAGGAAGTACATAGAAAGTGTGAAACACAATGCAAGGATGGATAAAGATTCACAGGGATTTATTGGACAATGAACTGTGGAGCGAAAAGCCTTTTACCAAAGGACAAGCGTGGGTTGACCTATTGTTACTTGCTAATCACAGAGACAAAAATGTGCTGTTAGGGAACTGTACAGAACTGGTTGCAAGAGGTTCATTTATCACTTCCGAACTCAAATTAATGGAGCGTTGGGGGTGGGGGAGAAAGAAGGTCAAACTCTTTTTAAACTTCTTAGAAAGTCAAAAGATGATAGAACGAAATGCGAACAACAAAAGAACAGCTATAACCATTGTAAATTATGGGTTTTATCAAGATTGTGACCTACCAAAGGAACAGCAAAAGGACAGCAAAAGGACAGCAAAGGAACAGCGTAGGGACAGCACAGGAACAGCAAAGGAACACAAACAAGAAAGAAAGAATGAAAGAATATATAGATACTAACGTATCTATAAAGCAGCATAGCATTCAATCCATCATCGATGCATGGAATCAGCTAGAGCCTTACGGAATCAAAATGATTTACCGCATCAACCCGGGTTCTAAGAGATGCACTTCACTGATTGCCTTACTTGAGCAATTCGGAGAAGAGAAAGTGATACAAGCTGTTGATAAGGTCAAACAGAGTGACTTCCTTCAGGGAAAGACAGATGCGAGATTCTCACTGAATTTCGATTGGTTCATCAATCCGAATAACTTTGTAAAGGTGCTTGAAGGAAAGTATGATGAACGGCACGATAAGAAACCAGCAACGAAGAACAATAACAACTTTGAGAGAAGACATTACGACATGGATGATCTGGAAAGTAAGTTGCTAGGAAGGTGATTAAGAATGGCAGAAGCAAATAAAGGCTGGGCGGTATGCTCAGTCTGTGGAAAAGAATTTGAGATAGTCGGCAACCGGAAGAAGTGTTGTAGCAAGGCTTGCGGAGAAGAAAGAAGCCGGAGACAGTGCTGCGAGAGAGGAAAGGCAAGATACAGAGCCTTGAGTCCTGAACAGAAAAAGGAACTGGCAATGAAACGAAAGCAAGCCAAACCGAAGAAAGTAAAAGGCGCAAAAGAACCAAAGTATCGAAGCGAATTAGTAAGAGTCGCAGCTGAAGCAAAGCAGCATGGTATGAGCTACGGAGAATATGTTGCGAAAAGCGAAAGGAGAAGAGATGGGGAAAACGATTGATGCAGAAGAGTTTCTTTCATGGCTGAATGAAGCTGAGGAAGAACTAAAGGGAGAAAGAGCGGATGAGCTGAACCCTGATCGCAAGGATGAAGGGATTCTGCTCACAACAGAGACTGTCAGAAAGTATGTCGAGAGCATGTGCAAGATTGACGATGCTGACGAGGATCACAGATGGATACCAGTGACGGAAAGACTTCCGGAATACGAAAGAGATGTATTACTCACACTTGAGGCAAAGAGCGGATCCGGATACAGAGCTTACAGCATCGGATGCTACATCCAAGTATTTGACGAGGACACAGAAAAGCACTGGCTTGACAGACAGTATGGATATCTAGAGTGGGATAAATACTCAAACGGACACGGTGGATGCTCACTGTACAGAGTTACAGCATGGATGCCGATTCCGAATCTGTACAAGGGATAAAGACCATGAACAGACAAGAGAAAGAGGATCAGGCGCAGATTGAGTACCTGAGACGATGGAAAGAGAAGAAACAGAAGAGAAAGAATCTGTTAGAAAAACTGAGAAAGATAGGCATGAAATGAAATACAAAGCAGGAGACAAGGTAAAAGTTAGAAGTAACTTAAAAACATCGGTGCTGTATGATGGCTTATGCGCAATTGATGAAATGATAAAGAAAAAGATTGTAACGATTACATCTGTGTATGATGGTTACTACAAAGTTGTAGAAGATGACTATATGTGGACAGACGAAATGTTTGAAGGATTAGTAGAGGACGAACTGACAGCGGAAGAAGCAATTATACTTAGGTCCGAAATGTGTGCCAACACTTCTTGCCGTGGCTGTAAACTCAGTGGTCATAATAATGGTACGGGTACTTCCTGCAATGAGTTCTCGAAGAAATACCCAGAACGAGTTATTGAAATCCTCAAACAGCAGAAGAAAGAGCATGAGAAGAAGCCGATTGAGATGGAATCAGTAGGTATTGTTCGTGTGATTGAAGACACTGGAGATATTAAAAAATGTGTGTATGAAGAAGAACTTACTGAAAGAGAAAATCCGGTGGATGCAAAAAAGAGAGTTTTGAAAGAATATTGTCAGAAACATGATGGGAAGTTTTTTACAGTATTTGAAAGCATCTGCCGGGTAAAGGAGTAGTCATGAACACAGGAGAAAAGATAGATTACATGATTCAGTGCTTGAAAGTTGCAAAAGCTGAATATGAGTACACGGCTGATTACATTGCAAATGAACCGACTGAACAGTTAGAGCTGTGGAAGTTCCTTGATACGCACAGAGCACCAAACAAAGCGCTGATTAAGGACAATCTTAGGAATGTGGCAAGGATTGGATTCCAGCTTGCGAAGGAGGTGAAGTGATGGCAAAATGGGGAACTAAAAATCCACCAAAGAAAAAAGGAAGATATTTGGTGACGATAGATACGCCTTTTGGTAGACAAGTACGGCAAGCTGACAGATGCGAATATCCGAAAGGTAATTGGATATGGAATGTACTTCCTAGTATGGCTATTGTAGACGTAGTTGCATGGCAGAAATGCCCTGAACCGTATAAAGGTTAAATAAATTACAGAAAGGAGACGGAGCTCCGGCCGGGCAAAGATATATCGGCTCCTTTCGAG